GCGCCCGTGCCGCCGGTCAGTTTCGTGAACGGCAGCTCGTGGGCGTGCGTCGCCAACGCGCTGCCCGTGAACGTGGGTACGCCCGCCGGCCACGCGATCGTCTGCGCGGGCACGGTCCCCGAGGTCCCCGTGAAGACCGGCGCGGCCACGGAGCCGGTCAACGTCGCGGGCGTCCCGGTGAACGTCGGCGCGGCCACCGTGCCCGCCGCCGCGATGGTCTTGGCCCCACCCGTCTCCTCGCCGGTATCGAAGTCCACGTCGGACCCGTTCTGGCCGACGAGCACGCGCCCGGCGCCGAACGCGGCCCACGTCCCGCGGCCAAGCAGCGTGCCGGGATTCGTGGCCAGCGTGGAGGTATAGAGCGCCCCGATCGGATAGAGCGCGTCGATCACCTGGGCGAGCGTGACGCCGCCCGCGCCGTCCGCGCCCGCCGGACCCGTGGCGCCGGGATTGCCCTGCGGCCCTTGCGGTCCCGTGGGGCCCGCCGGCCCTTGCGGTCCTGTACCACCCGAGCCGCCGGCTATCGCGCCGGTCTTGAGGTCGCGGAGCGCGCCGGCCTGATCGAAGTAGAGCGCGGCCGTGCGGCGGCGCGTGGGACAGTTGGGGTTGGAGCAGACCGGCGGCGTGGTGCTCAGGACGTGGCAGACCGGACAGGTGTACGGGGTGGTCACTCCACGACCGTCAGACGGCGCGGCCGAGGGGGTTTCGTTCCCCCCGGGGGAAATTTATCGGGCTGACGCACCGCGCCAAACTCGATGAGTCGCCGGAGGGTGTCCTTGGCCCGCTCGTCGTGGCGCCGCTGGACTTCCTTGGCGATGCACTCCGGTCGGTAGAGGACGTCCTCGAACAGCGTGAGGTTCGCCGTGGGACGCAGCTTGCAGGCGGGGCAGTGGTAGGTCATGCGCGCCTGCGCGGGCGTCGCCACGTCGTCGTCGCGGGGCGCCCCGGTTTGGCGTCGGGGGCGATTCGAAACCGCGTCGAGCGGAACGTCGCCCCTGGCAGGGCTCGGATCACGACCGGCGGCGGATGCCAGCAGCGCCGAACACGCCTCGTGTCCCCGGCCACGGTGACGACCGGGCGCGGATCGTACACGTACCAGCCGGTCCCGTCGCACCAGGGGCACGCGCGTTTCAGGCGCGGACCCATCCCCGGGCCTTCCAGAACGCGATGAGGTCGTCGCGGATGGCGCGACGTAGCGACACCTCAGCCCACGCCACGACGGCGACCACCGCAAGCGAGCAGGCCGCGAGCCCGAGGACGGCGGCTCTCACTTCGCCCGCCCTCGCAGCGCCTTCATCTCCTGGAGGGCCATCAGCCGCTCGGCGTGTTTGGCGCGCTGCTCCGCGAGCCGGCGTGCCTTGGCGCGCAAGGTATCGAGCTGCGGCGGGTCCAGCAATTCGACGTAGCTCGGCAAGTCGATGGCGCCGGCCTTGAGCATGCGGTCGGCCTTATCGCCCACGGCGGCGGCGTAGAGCGGCGACGTCGAGTGCGAGGCGACGAGGACCACGGCGTCCTTGGGGATCTGCGTCAGCAGGAACCGCTTGCCGTCCGGCATCATCAGCGGCTCGTCGTGCAGGGCGCGGCGCAAGCGCCAGACCAGCGTGGCGACCTTGGAGCACGCGCGCTCGACCAGCATCGCGTTCTCTCTGACGCGCGCGGAGGCCAGCGTCGCCATCACGCCGACCTGATTGCCGGCGCGGATGGACGGATCGCTCTGGCCTTGGAGCAGGATCGGCAACCCCGACTGATCGGCGAACATATTGTCGATCTCCTTGACCTCGCCGAACGCCTCGGGGGGCATCTGCGGGGACAGGCGATTGACGGTCGGGTTGGGGATCGAGGTGGCCAGCGTGCCGCCCGGGGTCCGCAGCCGGCGGGCGCGCTCCTCGCTCAGACCGCCGAAGCCGCCGAGCACCACGGGCGGGTCGAGCTGCAATTCCATCAGCCGGTCGATCTGATCCATGCGGCGCTCGCGCCACTCCTGCAACCCCGAGAGGTCGTCCACTTCGGACAGGCCCCAGGTGTAGTCCGGCGCGCCGGAGAGCCGGAGCTGCACGAACGGGTCGACGCCGGAGAGCACGGGCGCGCGGCGGTCCCACACGATGTCCAGCACTTCGCCGGCCGGCGCGAGACAGGTGACGCATCGCCAGTCGTGGATACGGTCGTCGACCACCCACAGCTCGGCCATCAGCACGCGCGGCGCCTCGATCTGCGCGTCGACCGCGGTCATGGGCGTCTGCACGAGCGCGCCGCCGCCTGACATGGGGGCGCCGACCTGATCGAACACGAGGCGTTCGACGGTGCCCGTCATCGGCTCGTCGCCGCCGCCCATGTCGGCCTGGGCGCGGGCCTGATCCCTCAACTCCTGCTCGCGCGGGTGTCCGGCCACGAGCCGGGCGAACGACCGCAGGTTCATGTAGAAGTAGTGGATCATCGCCTCTTGGCGATCGAACTTGCGGTCCTCCTCGAGCACGCCGATGTCGCCCGGGTCCGGCACCAGCGTCACCAGCGGCTCGCCGGCCGAGGCGGTGACCTTGAAGACGACGGACGGGTAGACGTGCGACCACTCCACGCCCATCGCCAGCACTTCGCCCGCGTCGGAGTCGTGCCACGCGCGGTGGAAGTCATCGCGCACCACGTCCAGCTCGGTGGCGAACGTGTCGCCGTACTGCGGCGGCAGCGCCATCCCGAACCGCACGCTCTCCGACTGGAACAGGTAGGCCGTCGACTGCCGGACGTGGGCGCGGAGCTTGTTGTACTTCGCGCGATCCGACATGGCCGTGCCGCGCACGTACATCTCGCGGAGGTCCCGGTGGTACGCCTTGCGCTGCGAGCGCGACACCGAACACATGCGCGCGACCTCGATGATCGCGTCGCGGCGCAGCGTGGACACGGCCGGGAGGTTCATGGGTTCTTCACCGCGTCCAACGCGGTCACGAGGGCGAGATGCCGCTCGCAGAGCGGGAACGCGATCGGGTGCTCGCCCTTGGGGTCGTGGAGCAGACTCGCGAGGGCATACGTCGCGTCGGCGTCCTCGGGGCACACCATCACGCCGTACTTCGTCGGGACGCTCTGCGAGCACCGCATCACTGCTCGCCTCGTGGGTCCCGATGCGGGTTCGTTGGGATGCGGGACTGATTGACGGCTCTGAGGAGGGACGGCACAGAGTAGGTGTCGGAGCGTCGGGCGCGGGCAATCTCGATCTCGGTCATGGGCCGTCCCTTCCCTTGCGGCGCGGGGGCCTGCCCCGAGCCGACCGGCATCGCGAACGAGCGCATGTCCGAGGCGGGCTTGTGCGCGGCGGCGTGATCGAACCCGGGCCTCAGGAGCGCGCTGGAGCGGACGAAGTGCCGATCCGAGGTGAGGCGCATGTCCCGATCCGGTGCGGCGCTGCGCGCGATCACGTTAGGATTGTTGAAAATCTGCTGGAGCCGCTTGGACCCGCAGACCGGACACCGCTTGGACCCGACCGGCAGCTCGTGCGTGGGCGCGATGCCCTCGTTGTCTCGCTTGCACTTGCCGAGGCAGGCGAAATCCGCCCTCATTGGGGGGATTCTACCGTGATCGCCCCGGCCGGGGGTAGCACGTTGACGACCGTGGGCCGCCACGTCTTCCGGTGCGACTCCCCCGAGCGCAGGGCCCACCCGACGACCTGGATACGGTTGGCGGCGGCGAGCCACACCGCGGCGCGCGGCTCGGCCTGGATCTTCTTCACGCGGTCGGGCACATGGTCGGCGCTCGTGGCCTGCACGGCGAGCACGCCGACCTCGCCGGGGCAGAACGCCAGGATGTCCGCGAAGCCGCAGAAGTCCTTGGTCGTCGTGGAGTAGTTCCGCGAGCCGAATGGCAACAGGCGGTGCTCCACCTTCTCGACGGTGAACCCTTGCGCGCGGAGCCACGCCATCGTCCGCTCGGTCGGGGAGGCCGAGCCGGATAGATGTTCCCTCATCGCGGAGTCGGCGGCGGGACGCGGATGTCGCCCTTGCACTGCGGACACAGCGGAGCCTCGTACCACACTAACTCCCGCCCGCAGTGGGGACAGGTCCAGGGATAGTAGCCGCCGGTCTCGAGTATTCCTCTAGTCATCGCTCCCGACTCCGACGCTGGCGGGCGGCGACGGCGTATGTACCACGCCGACACGAGGCTCGTAACCCCGGCGGCGATCTGGAACGCCAACGCCACGGTGAACGCGGGCACCGTCATCCTCCTTTCACCGCCCCATCCTCGGCGATCACGGCGTCGGCTTGGCGATCAGCTCGTCCACGATCTCGTCAAAGTGCGCGGCGATGTTCCAGATGCGATAGGCCGGATAGTCGAACTCACGCACGAGCACGCCATCGCGCACGATCTCAATGCGCGCGTCCGCACCTGGATCGTCGCGGTACCACGCCTGCACGATGTAGCCCCGATCTTCTTGCTCGTATGCCAACTCCATGCGTCCACCATCACACAACGCACACGTCGCCAACCACCCGTAGTGCGGACACCAGCGATGCGGACAGCGCGCGATCATCCCGGCATCACCCCGAGATCGCGCCAGTGCTCGCGGGGGGTAGGCTCTGCGGCAGCAGTCTCGATCACCTTCAAATAGCAGTCGCAGTGATGCCCACACGACGACTCAGGGGCCAGCGCCGCCAGCACCCGCGAAAGGGATGCACGAAGCTGCTCGTTCTCCTTGATGATCTGGTCGCGGTCATCCATTGTCCGTCTCCGCTCGGTTGTGCCACGCCTTGCGCCAGCGATCTCGCTCGCACGTCAGGCAGCGACGAGATAGGCGCGTCTTGGGCCGGTCGTTGCGCACCATCACGATTGCGTTGTCGTCGCCGAACGGGTGCCGCCGCTTGCAGTAGGTCAGCTTCTTCCGCGGCACCCGGCGGTGGTTCTCGGGTTGCGGCACAGCCTCCAAGTGGGCCGGGTTAACGCAGATCGGCACGCGGCAGAGATGATCCAGCGGCAGGTCGCCAGGGATAGGGCCCCGGTACATCTCGTAAGCGATGCGGTGAGCCCGATGCGTGTGGTGCCTCGTGATGACGTTGTCGGCCTGGGCCTCAATAATGAAGTGGGGATAGCCACGCACATCCACGTTGGCGAACCACAGCCAGCACCCAGAATTCGGCTCAGGCTCGTACTTCTCCTCGAAACGCTCCAAGATACTGCGCGGCCTCGTTCCACGGGTGCCGGGCGGCCAGGGCTTAGTGGTTGTCCACTCAGCTAGCATTCAGCTTCTCCTGGCACTCCTTCAGCTGGGCCTCCGCCTCCTGCAGCCGTTGCTTCATGATCGCGTTGGCATTGCTCCATGCCTCCGCGTTGTTGTGATTTGCCGCGTCCGACTCCTTCAGCGCCGCCAGCACCACGTCATACTCGTTCGCATACCAGTCCACGCGCTTGACCAGCCACTCGTAACTCGGCCGCTCCATCTGGCTCATGCGTCACCCCTCCACTCGCGCTCCGTCGCACGCTGTAAGGAGAGCCGCTCGCGCGGCTCGGTATATTTCCAGCACGACGCGCAGAGCACGGGGTACCCATGCTCCTCCACAAAGCGCCTGCCGCAGCCGGAGCATTGCACGCCCTCCACGATGTCCCGCGTGATCTGGCTCATCGCGTCCTCCGGTAGATCGTGAGGGCGATCACGATGGCGAGCAGGCTCAGGGACACCGCCACACCCGTGAGCGTGGCGGCGACCGGCAGCGTCGGGCCGGTCGCCGAGGCCGGCGTGGCGAACATGGTCAGAAGCATAGCGGTCACGATGGCTTTCATGTCTCTCCTCCAGTTAGGCTGCTGGTTCATTGTTTGCCTCTCTCCTCCATTGCCGAATGCCGAGGACGGCATTGACCATGTAGAACACCCCGAGGCCCACGTAGCCCCACGCGCCCGTGAGCCAGTTGACGTAGGTGAACAGACACGCGCCGACCAGCGAGCCGACCCAGCCGAGCCACATCTTTTTACGGATCAACGTGTTGTTGGTCACGGCGAGTACGGCATGGACGCAGCTCAGGACGACGATGCTATCCATCGGGTCACCGCCCGGGCCCCAGAGTCTTGAGCCCGTACTGTTTCGGTTGCCCCGCCCCGGGCTCGGGGTTGGTGACGCCGCGCATGAACCGCCGGATCAGTAGCTCGGTGGCGTTCTTCGGCGACCCGGCCGGCGGCGCGTGGTCGGCGACCAGCCCTTCGATCTCTTGCTGGACGGTGCCGAGCCAGTATTCGACGGCCATCGCCGCGGTGACCGCGAGGTCGTCGTGCGCGACGCCGCCGGCCTCGATGCGCCCGCCCTCGCGCCGGAGCGCGGCCAGCTCGTCGGCGAGCCGCCGGCTGCGAACGACCAGCGCGCCGCGCTCGACTTCGTTGCGGAGCTGTTCCATCAGCGCCTCTTGGGTCCCGGGCGAGGTCTTCCAGCCCCACGAGAACGAGGGGGACAGCGCATCGGCGCGGGTCCAGAGATAGTGCTGGATATTGCCGATGACATTCTGGAGCGCGCCGTGCCGCTGGGTCAACCCGAACCCGGTCTCGGCCATGCGCTTAAGTTCTTGCATGACCGCGGTGCCCGGGCCCTGGATGTCGTAGATCAGCCACTTGGGGTAGTAGGAGGCGAGGTGCGCGAGCACCCACGCGAACTGATACATGGTCCCGAGCGTGGTGTGGTACTCCGCGACCTGGACCAGCGCGTCTGGGTGGGCCCGCCAGACGGTGACCGCGTAGGAGTCGGCGTCCTCGCTCGAGCCGTAGGCCGGGTCGCCCGCGACGATGTAGAGCCCGTTGGGGACGGCCTCCTCGTAAACGGTCAGCACCGACGCCTCGGCGGGCACCTCGACCAGCGCGTCGTCGCCCTTGGCGTCGAACGTCGCGCCCCACTCGTAGCGGTAGAACGTCGGGCGCGGGGCCCGCTCGGTCTGCTGCCGGAGCCGGAGGTTCACGGTCGGCGACAGGAACGCCGAGCCGCTGGCCTGGAAGGCTTGCTCGGGGAGCCAGGGGTGCTCCTGCATCATCGTCGCGAGGTCGCCGTTGATCCCCTTGCCCTCGGCGAGCGTCCAGCGCCACCAACAGAGCTGCTGGCGCGTGACGTCGACCGCGTACCGTTTCTTGACCTCGGCGGCCCACTCCTTCTCGTCGGGCGTCGGCCGCGGGGCGCCGTAGACCTCCCAGAGCGCCCGCTGCTCGCGGGTGACGAGGTGCGATGTCAGGCGCCACCAGCCGATGAAGATGCGCCGCGTGGTGACGGAGGTCTCGGCCTGCTCCCACATCTGATAGAGCACGCCGAAGCCCTGGCCGGTCCCCTCCCAGACGTACAGCCGCCGAGGGTGCGTCATCGCCCGCGCCGCGTCGAGCGCCCCGAGCGCGCTCTCGTCGCCCCACGAGTCCATCTCCGTGCCGTGGATATAGTTCACGCCGCGCGAGCGCCCGAGCTGGCCCTCTTTCTTCTTGTTGGCGAACGCCCACATCAGCCGCGAGGCGTCCCAGGTCTCGGTGTCGTGCCACGTCGACTCCAGGCGGTTGTGGGCGCGGAACGGGCCGCGCGTGAGCCGCGGGGCCTTGATGGAGAGGTACATCTGGCCGATGACGTCGCGGTGAATCTCCTTGTTGGGCTCGTCGTCGGCGACGTACATGCCCTGGAGCCCCTTGAACGTCGTCAACCAAAACAGGTCGAGCGCCCAGAGGATCGTCGAGTTATGCGAGACGAATCCCTCGGCGATGTACGTGCTGGTCGTGGTCTGGAGGTCGAGCATCCGCTGGGGCGGTAGCGGGTCAATCGACACGACCTTATGCCAGCCCAGCCCCCCGATTCGCTTGCCGGGTAACTCCTTGCCCTCCCACCACCCCCACGATAGGAGCTTGGTGGGCCTCGTCTGGCCCGCAAGGCGGAACAGCTCGGCCATGCGGCCCATGATGACGCGATAGACGACCTGACGAGTCCACCCAGGATGCTCCATCGGTCGCTTATCGACGTCGACCCGGAAGGTGTAGGCACGCTCCTTGAGGTAGCTGACCGCGCGATCCAGGATCGGGCCGGCGACTTGCGCCAAGGTCATCTCGGCCCCGGCTCGACGCTTGGC